GAATTAAATGTACTAGATGGTATTACTGCAGTAGTAGGTGAACTTAACGCACTAGATTTAGGAAGCACAGCTATAGGAACAGCTATTGCTTCTAAAGCAGTTATTTTAGATGCTAATAAAGATTATACTGGTATTAGAAATTTAACTATTACTGGAGAATTAGATGGAGCAACACTAGATATATCTGGTGATGCAGATATTGATGGTACATTAGAAGCTGATGCAATTACAATAGGTGGTACTGCAATAAATACAGTTATAGCTGGTGTTACTGTAACAAATGCAACAAATGCAGCTCATGTAAGTGTGGCCGATAATGAAAGTACTAATGAAGAAAATCTAATACCATTTATTGAAGATGCCTCTGCAACTGGTAATGTTGGGTTAGAATCAGACGGAGACTTTGCATATAATCCTAGTACAGGAACTGTAACAGCTACTATATTTAAAGGTAATGTTGATGCTGTTGATGGAGATTTCGATGGTACACTAGAAGCAGATGCTATAACTATTGCAGGAACAGCTCTTGATACTCATATAGCAGGAGTTACAGTTACTAATGCTACAACTGCTACAAATGCAAATCATATTTCTGTAGCTGATAATGAAAGCACAAATGAAAATAATTTAATTCCTTTTATTGAAGACGCTTCTGCAACTGGTAATGTTGGATTAGAATCTGATGGAGATTTTTATTATAACCCAAGTACAGGAACTGTAACGGCAACAGGATTTGCAGGAGCACTTACAGGTAATGCTTCTACAGCTACTGCTTTAGCTACAGCTAGAACAATACATGGAGTATCTTTTGATGGCACAGGTAATATTGATTTAAGTGAAGTTATTCAAGATACAGTTGGAGCTATGTTTACTGGTAATACAGAAACAGATATTACTGCAACATATCAAGATGCTGATGGTACTATTGATTTAGTTGTAAGTGGGTCAAGTGTTGGAGGAAGTACTGGACTAGATTTCAACGATGGTGTTAAAACAAGATATGGTACTGGTAATGATTTAGAAGTTTATCATGATGGTACAAATGGGTATATTACAAATTCAGATGGAGCTTTAAAACTTGCTACTGAAACATCAGGTATAGCAGTAACAATAGGACACTCTACTTCAGAAGTTACTGTTGCAGATAATTTAACAGTAACTGGAAACTTAACTGTTAGTGGTACAACTACTACAGTTAATTCAACAACTGTTGAAGTAGCAGATGCAATGTTAAAACTTGCTAAAGACCAAGGTACAAGTGCAGATGCAGTAGACTTTGGATTCTATGGTAAGTATGGAGTTGGTGGTACTGCTAAATATGCAGGTGTATTTAGAGATTTAAGTGTTTCAGGAGACCCCTTTACATTTTTTGATAGCTTAGAAGCAGAACCAGGAACTACTGTTAATACTGGTGGTACTGGTTATGACTTAGCCGATATTTCAGCAGGAGGAGCTACATTTGCAGATAATGTTGTAATTACTGGAGACCTTACAGTATCTGGTGATGATATTACTATGGGTACAAATACCTCTGGTCATATTATGGTTGCAGATGGTACTAATTTTAATCCAGTAGCAGTATCAGGTGATGTTACAATCTCTAATACTGGAGCTGTTACAATAGCAAGTACAGCTGTTGAAACTGGTATGATTGCAGCTGATGCTATTACAGGAGCTAAGATTGCAGATGATGCGGTTGATTCTGAACACTACACAGATGGCTCTATAGATACAGCACATCTAGGTGATTTACAAGTAACTACAGCAAAGATTGCAGCCGATGCAATAACTGGAGCAAAGATAGCTGACGATGCTATTGATAGTGAACACTATGTTGATGGTAGTATTGATACAGCTCATATTGGAGATGATAATGTAACTCAAGCAAAAATAGCAGATGATGCTGTAGGTGCTGACCAATTAGCAGCTAGTGCAGTAGTTACTGCGTCTATGGTTGATGATGCTGTAACTCAAGCTAAAATTGCTGATGAGGCAGTAGATGAAGCTAGACTTCAAATCAGTAATGCTGGTAGTAATGGACAGTATTTACAAAAACAATCAGGAAATACTGGTGGACTAACATGGGCAGATGCAAGTGCAGTCGGTGGAGCAACAGGTGTTGATTTTAACGATGATGTAAAAGCAAGATTTGGAACAGGAAACGATTTAGAAATTTACCATGATGGCTCTAATTCTTATATTAAAGATACTGGCACAGGAGATTTAAACATTAGCTCAAGTGATACTATTCACTTTGATAATGCTGCTGGTACAGATATGGCAAAATTCTGGTCAGGAGGAGCAGTAGAACTTTATCATAATGGAACTAAGATGGTCGAAACAACTGCTGATGGTATAAAACTTCCTGATAGTAAAAAAGCTGTATTTGGTGATGGGGATGATATGACAATCTACCATAGTGGTAGTAGCTCATACATTACTAACGCAACTGGTGATTTAACTTTGGATTTAGCCGCAGATTTAGTTATAGATGCTGATGGTGGCGATATTAATTTTCAAGACGGTGGGACTCTAGTTGGACATTTCGCAATAAACACAAGTGATTTTAAAATAATTTCTGATGTTTCAGATAAAGACATACTGTTTTTAGGAAATGACGGAGGTAGTCAGATAACTGCTGCTCAGCTAGATATGTCAGATGCGGGCGCCTTTATCTGTAAAGGTAACGTCACAGCCTTTGGTTCTCCGTCAGATATAAGACTAAAAGAAAACATTGAAGTTATACCAAATGCTCTTGATAAAGTATCAGAGTTACGAGGAGTTACATTTAATTACAAAAAAGATGGCAAGAAATCTACAGGATTGATTGCACAAGAATTAGAAAAAGTATTACCAGAAGTAGTATACGATACACACGAGATAGATAATGACGATGAACAATTTAAAGCTGTTAGATATGGAAATGTTGTTGGATTACTTGTAGAGGCAATCAAAGAACTAAAGGCTGAGGTTAAAGAATTAAAGGAGGCTAAATAGATGACTATTGTATCATCTGGTGCTATCTCAATAAATTCCCTAGTTGGTGAATATGGTGGTTCAGCTCCTCACGCTATGAATGAATATTATAAAGGTGGGAGTTTAGTTGCAAACCATTCTAATAATGCGAATGTGCCGACATCAGGAACGATTGATTTACAAGATTTTTATGGAGCTAGTA